GGGCATCCTGTATGCCTTCCCCGGAAACGAATCGTTCGCCCAGGCACCGGGACAAGCCCACGGTGTGCAGGATGCGGGTGTTGAGCTTGCGCGGCCAGTCCTTGCCGGCCGACGAATGCGCCAGGCCGAGTATGTAGACATTGGTGCGGTTGTCACCCGGATCACGGACCTTGCGGCCGGCCAGGAGGGCCTGTAGGGCCAAGGAGCCGCCGAACGCCAGTACCGGGTTGGGGTACGGTGCAGTCTGCAGGCAGAAGTCCATGACTTCGCCAATGAAGCCAGGAACGCGGAGGAGGTCCTCCGGAAGCGGGCCAGGATCATCCGCGGCCCTCGTGTCGGTCCTGTGTTCTGGGGAAGGGCTGCGTGCAGTGACGCGAAAGCCGGACAGGTCGACGGTGCCATCCTCTGCGGCCATCGGCTCATATCCTGGGTCAAGTTCCTTGCGGAGGTCATGCCAGGTGTAGTCCTGACCACGATTGTGCTTGTTGCAGTAGGCCAGCTTGCCGTCGTCGCACACCACCACGGCGATGTCGGAGCTGCCGGTAGAGACGATTTCGGGATTGATCGGGCAGCGTTCCAGGAGCAGCAGGGTCTTGTCTCCGCTGCGACGCTCGCCCTTGACGACCACGCCGCGTTCCTCGAGCCACCTGCGAACCCCGGCCGGCGTGCAATCGAGCCGGCCGTTGGTGATGACATTGGCCACGGCGGGGCCGCTGGCGTACGTAGCCCGGTCGTTGGCGACTGCCAGGGCCCGCAGGAGCGCCTCGGGCACGATGGCGACGTGTTCGGGGACTTCGATGAATTCGGACCGGCGATGCGGGCGGTCTTCAACGCCTGCCTGACTGCGCAGGTCATCGCCCTTACGAGCGACGGTTCCGATGACCTTCACAATTCGGGCCGGATTGTGGACGGCACGATCGACGGCAACGGCTTCATCACTGAATTGGTCCGCCAGGGCGGCCAGCACAGCCTTCACGAGACCTTGGTCATCCGGCGGCAGGTTGACGCGGTACAGCAGGTGGTAGCCGTTGCCGGACATGGCGAGGATCGGAGCAGGCCATTCGAATTCCGTCAGGTATTCGATAATAGCACGGGCGCGTCTGAGCGCCAGGGCCAGCTCCGTGTCAGTTGAGCTTATTTCGGTCGACCGAAGCGGATCGACATCGACCAGCAGCCAGCGGCGATGCTGGACTTGCATATCCTGTGTGGCGAAGCGCACCCGCCGCTTGATGCGGTTGGCCGCTCGAGCCAGCAGGTCAGACTGAACAGGGTTCAGGGTCACGTAGATGCCTGGTGCGACAGCGGAGCGGTCCAGCTCCCTGATCTCCGTGGCCGCGGCGTCCAGCGTCTCAGCGGTGAAGTAGCCGGAGCAAGTGAACGTGTAGGTACGCTCCCTGCAATTGGGCGCACGGACTTCAAAGACGTCGCCCGGCTCGAAGAGCAGCTCCAGGAAGCGATTGACGGCAGCATTCTGATCCATCAGAACGGTACTCCATCGTCCGGGGCCAGGACATGTTCCGGTGCTTGGTGGTCAACCTCCGTCCCCGGCGGCTTATCCCCCAGGCGGTAGGCGACGATGCGATCGAATTTCTCGCCCGTGATGTGTTCGACAGTAATTCCCAGCGTCGGAGCCAGCGCACCGGCCTCGGCCAGCTCGATCGCTCGCTCGACCGACGACGGCACGGGATCGTGTGATCGCCTCGTCCACCACTGTGCAGCCTTGTGGCGTGCGAAGCCGGAATGCTCGAAGCAGACCCACTCCGAGATGTACTCGTTGAAGCCCACCTTGTAATCGACGCGCATGGTTCGTGGAGCATCGGGCGGCCCGCCACGCTTCACGTGGACCCTGAAGATGGTGTCGATGACTTTGTGCTCGGTCCGCTCTGTCTGACCGGAGAGAATTCCATTCGTGCTGGCGGTGGCTTCGTGCTGACGATGCACGCGGTCCGGGAAGCGATGATTGCACTCCGGACACTGCGTGTAGCCTGCCGCAATCAGGGCTCGGCACTGCGGGCACTCTTTGACCGGAGCGTCGCCGTCACCGCTCATACCAGCGGTGGTGATACCGATCTGATCGACTGGACCATGCCGCAGCACGTTCCCGCCGAAGTCCAGGACCAGGCAATCGGTCTTGCCCGGGGAGAGCCGGAATCCACGGCCCACCATCTGGTAATAGAGGCCCGGTGACAGCGTCGGACGCACCATCGCCACGCAGTCGACGTGTGGTGCGTCGAAGCCTGTGGTCAGAACATTCACGTTGCACAGGTATTTGAGGCTTCCGCCACGGAAGCGATGCACAAGGCTGTCGCGATCGAACGGCAGTGTCTCGGCACAAATGAAACCGCACTCCACGTCATGACGTTCGGCCAAGACCTTGCAGATGTGCAGTCCGTGCTGGACGCCGGACGCGAAGATCAGCACGGAAGTGCGGTCGGCCGTGTGCTCGATGATCTCGCGGCAGGCGGACAGGACGAGGTTGTCGTCGTCCATCAGGTTCTCGACTTCGCTGGTCACGTACTCACCGCCGCGGATATGGAGTTGATTGGTGTCCGGCTTGAGCGATCCGGCCTTGGTCCGCAGTGGACAGAGATATCCCTGAACGATGAGTTCGCGTACGCCGATCTCGAAGCAGACCGTGTTGAGGATGTTCTCCGGCGTGCAGATGGCGCCGGACTTCATGCGGAACGGCGTCGCCGTCAGGCCGATGACGCGGACGTTTGGGTTAACGATCTTCGCATCGGCCAGGAAGCTGCGGTACATCCCTTCGCCGTCCTCGGGGATGAGATGGCATTCGTCGACGATGATCAGGTCCACGGGACCGATGTCGCAGGCTTTCTCGTACACGGACTGAATGCCGGCGATGGTCACTGCATGACCCAGTTCGCGGCGTTTCAGGCCGGCCGAGAAAACTCCGAAGCCCACATCAGGTGCGATGGCCCGGAGTTTCTCGGCCGCCTGTTCCAGCAGCTCCTTGACATGCGCCAGAATCAGGACGCGGCCATTCCAGAGCAGCACGCCGTCGCGGCAGATTGTGCCCATGACGTGAGTCTTGCCGCTGCCGGTTGGCAAGACGACGCACGGGTTGTCGTCACGTGCCCGCAGGTGTTTGTACACCGCGTCCACTGCCTGGCGTTGATAGGGTCGCAACTGCATCGTTACTTGGCCCAAGGTGGTTTGCCGGTGTCGGCGGGCGGTGCTTGTGTCACCGCGTCCTTCTTGCTGTACCCCTTGATGACGTTTGTGATCTCGCCATTGCCCGCACGTTGCTTGTGTGCGACAGTGATCATCAACGGCAGGTCGTGCAGTTCGATACTGTCTTTGGGAGCCATCACTCCAACGGCGCGACAGATGGCTGAGAGTTCTGCCCGAGCCATCTTCACGGCCGTGGCGTTGGCGTTCTCGAGGTTCAGGCGTGACCAGAGGAGGCGGTCTTTGTGTTCGCCGTCGATGACCTGGAACCTGAGCTCAAGGTAGTTCCCGGATTCGGACTTCGTCGGCTTCAACTCGCTGTCGGCGATGACCGCGAGATACTTGCCGGCGGGGATCGGATCAAAGCCGACGGCCGGCTGGACGTCGTTGGCATTGAAATCACCGAGATGTGCCATGTTTATTCTCCCGTCTGAATGCTTGGTTCAGCAGTGACCATGGGATTCTCACCGCGCACGTACGCGGCGTAGACTCTGTAGTCGAGCGGAATCTCGTCTGGGAGATTCAAGCGGTTCTTCGCAACATGCGCCGGGCGCTCGGTCGTACGGATGATCCGTTCGCCGGTTCCGATGCCGCGATGCTGTGCCCGGCCGAACTGCTCGTTCACTTTCCGCGTGTGAACCCGGTAGGTGGCGAACAGGACCTCGTCGCACCACTCCTGAATGATGGCCGATGCCGACTTGTGCAGTCGCGGCGAGTAGCGGTCGTAGGGTTCGGTTTCGGGATTCTCGAAGCGTTCGATCTTGGCGTGCGCGATGAGGATTACGGTCATGCCTCGTTCGTTGCGCACCGCATCCAGGCCGGCCAGGATTTCGCGCCACTGTGTGAGAGCAAACGTGTAACCTTTGGCATAACCGACGTCTTCGATGGACTCGACGCCGCGGTCCCGGCAGACCTGGGCCCAGATCAGCCGCTCTAACCAGTCCAGGCTGTCGATGACGACCGTGGCGTACTGGTGCTCCTCGCTGAACAGAGCCGACAGGCTGACGATCACGTCGCTGTACGACCTGGCCAGCGGGAACCGTTCGCAGTCGATGCCACCGAGGCCGTCTTCGGTCTGGATGAAAATCGGGCTCGGGGCCATCGACCCGAACGTCGACTTCCCAATTCCGTGCGTGCCGTACAGCAGCACGCGGCGTGGCGCGGACTGTCGGCCGCGTCGCACCTGCTTCAACAGTTCTGGCATGTTGTTCTCCCATAAGTCACTCCTGGATCACGTGAAACGCGGCCTCACCGAACTCCCGGCGGACATATCCCCGGAATATCGATGCCAGAGACC